GTGGTCTCGAAGGCGCTGGCTCTGCCAAAATTTCAAAAATTTCGACCGGGTTAACGGCTCCGCGCCCTTGCGCCTTGGCGCTCCGCGCAAAAAGATGTAACCGAATTCACCGCCCTAACGTGGCGGTGGGTAAAATTTTTTGGTATGAAACCAGAGCGCAATGGAAAATTTTGGAAAAGGACCCAACACGAATATCCCGACGACGAGCTTATCAGCGGCGTTCAGCTGAGTGAGCTTCTGGGCGTGTCGTCGCCAGCCGTAACGAAAGCGAAAAAATGCGGGCGCATCGATACGTTCGAGGATTCGCACGGGAACGAGATGTATCACAAGGTCGTGAGCGTCCAGCAGTGGCAACTCACGAAGGACCGCCGAAAGGTCACGACTCCGACGACGGCGCAACGGAAGATGGGCTTCGACAATCTTGCGGCCCAGGCGACGGCGAACGATTTTAATTTTGACTTGCCCCGTGGTGCGAACGGCGAACCTTTGCCGAATTCTCTAAAGCTCGACACGGTGGACATGGGACAAGTGATCCAGGAGCGTCAGGAACTCGAAGTGTCGAAAGCCGAGCTTGCGCAACAGAATGCCCGCATCGCAAAGATCAAGGCGGACATGCTCGAAGGCAAGCTTGTCGACAAGGCACTTGCGTTCAACCGCGTGTATTCGCTTGCTGCGGAAGCCCAGGACAAGATCGTTTCGACCTATGCCGTTCTCGCCCCGAAGATCGTCGGGCTCGTCGCCCAGGTTCTCACCGCCAACGGCTTTGACGAGGAAAAGGTGCGCACGGTTTGCGCTCCGCTCGATCACGACATCGGCGAAATGATCCGCAAGGAAAACCTTCACGCTCTCCGGAGCTTCACGGAATCGGTCGAATCCCAGAATTTGGTCTGATGGAAGAAGAAGTCGTTCAAAAGCCGGACGCCTCGACCGTAAAGCTAGGCGTCGCTATCCGTGAGAACGTTGACTATGTGGCCAGCGCTCTGTTTTCCGGCTTGCGTCCGCCTCCGGATTTGACGATCTCGCAGTGGGCCGAAAAGAACCGAATCCTTTCCCGTGCGTCTTCGAGCTCTCCCGGAAGATGGCAGAACTCACGCACTCCGTACTTGGTCGAAATCATGGACCAGCTTTCGCCGCAAAGCCCGGCGACTGATGTCGTTTTCATGAAGGGTGCACAGGTCGGCGGTACCGAAGCGCTTATCAATACGGCGCTCTACTACATCGCCCACGATCCTTGCCCGATCGGACTTTTCCAGACGACGGAAACCACAGCGAAACGATTCGTCAAGCAGCGAATGAACACGGCTTTTGCCGCCATGCACATGGACGATGTGTTCACGGGCGACGAAATGTACCTGCGAGAATTCCCCGGCGGCGTGATGATTACGGGCTGGTCCAATTCCGCGAGCAACTTGCGTTCCATGCCGGTGCGCGTGGCGCTGTGCGACGAAATTTCCGGATGGGCGAAGGATTGCGAAGGCGAAGGCGACCCGTGTTCGCTCGTGGAAGCCCGAACCGTCACATTCGCGCGACGCAAGCGCTTCTGGAACTCGACTCCGGGCATTGAAGGCGAATGCCGCATCACCCAGCGATTCCGCAACGGCGACCAGCGGTATTTCAACGTGCCGTGCCCGCATTGCGGACAGCTTCACGTGTGGAAATGGGAATATCTCGTTTGGGACAAGGACGAGAACGGGAACCATTTGCCTTGGACGGTGCGGATGAAATGCCCGCATTGCGGGGAAACTTACGGCGAATATCTGAAGCCGGAGCTTTTGAACGCTGGCGTTTGGATCGCCACGAACGAAAATGGCGCATTCCCGAGCTACCATCTTAGCGGACTTTATGCGCCTTTGGGTGCCGGCCTTTCGTGGTCCGATGCCGTCACGCAATTTGTGAACGCTCAGGGTGACGTGAACCTGTTGAAGACTTTCACGAACAACGTCCTTGGCGAGCCGTGGAACGTCGATGGCGGCGTTCAGCTGGACCAGTACGGGCTCATGGCCCGCAAGGAAGATTACGGCGCCGAAGTTCCGAACGATGCGGTGATCCTCACGGCTGGCGTGGACGTTCAGGACGACCGTCTCGAATGCGACATCGTTGGGTGGGGTCCGCAACGCCACAGGTACGGTATCACGCACAAGGTTTTTGTCGGCGACCCGTCGCTTTCTGCCGTGTGGGAAGCTCTCGACCAGACGCTGATGGCTGGCTACGAGAATCCGAACGGGGAAAGGCTCTTTGTCGCCGGCGCGATTATCGACTCCGGCGGTCACCATACGGCGGACGTTTACCGCTTCACGGCCCGTCGGGAATTCCGGAACATTTTCGCTTGCGTCGGTAAGGCCGGGCTTTCTCGTCCGATCGTCACCCGTCCGAAACGCACGGACAAGTCGAGAGCTTTGCAGGCGACAGTCGTGACCGTCGGCGTTGACGTGGCGAAGGACCAGCTTTTCGATTGCCTTGCCCACGAGGATCGCACTGCTCCGGGCTATTGCCACTTCCCGAACCGTGACGAATACAACGACGAATACTTTGCACAGCTCACGGCTGAAAAGCGCGTGATCCGTTGGAATCACGGCGTGCGCGTTTGGGGCTACAAGAAGATCCGGGAACGCAACGAAGCAATCGACACCAACAACTACGCCTATGCGGCGCTCCATCTTCTCGGCATCGACGTCGACAAGATGGCGGAAGCTGGCGTGAAATTCAGAAGAAACCTCGCAGAACCGCAACAGAACATGGCGGTGCGCTCCCGCGCATCGCTGAACAACGGGGTACGCTTATGACCGAGATCGTAAAAGGCTTGAACGACATTCGGAATTTCTTCGACAAACAGGTTAAATCGGACATGAACGATGCGATCTATGCGGCACAGGAAGCCCTGAACGCCGCCGCCATCGGAAGTTCCAAGATTGCAGGGGGCGTCCGTGGCGCAAAGCAGACGCTCGTGGATGAATTCGAGAAGACATTCGACATCAAGAGCAAGTCGTTCATCAGGTACTTGCGCCGTGGCGGCTTGAACAAGGGCGGCATTCAGATCCAAAAGGCTTCGAAGCGTGACGGGCTCGACATGAAGATCGGCATCAACGTGAACGAGAACCAGAACTGGCTCAAATTGCAGGCTTTCGGGCTCGCCAAAACGCCTGAAGACCAGAAGAACGGCAAGAATTACCCGATGCTTGCGATTCCGACAAGCCGTGGCGCCGTGAAGATCAATTCTTCCGGAAGAATCACGGGCGCTGGTGCCGCAAGAATGCTCAAGTACGGGTCCCAGCATCCGAAAAAGCGCAAAAACCACGTCGCAACGCCTCACGCCTTCATCATGAAGGGAGTCGCTGGCGGAAAGGACGTTATCGCCAAGCGCAACAAGGAAAATCGCAAAAAAATCGACTTCTTCTTTGTGCTCCAGCCGTCGATCAACATCAAGAAGAATTGGGATTTCTACGGGATTATCCAGGATTACATCGACAAGAACTTGGATTCCATCTTTGACCGTACATGGGCGTGGGTAAAGGCGCACCCGAAGAAAAGATGAAACGCTTTTTCTCTGCAAAAATCCGCACGCTCTACTTTTTGGGGTGATATGGCATACCGAAGCGTCTTCACAGTCAGTCTTTGCCAGCAGAAGTTGGCGGAATACCTCGAAGCGGAAACCCGTGTTTTGAGTTCACAGAGCTACACGATCGGCGGCCGTTCGCTGACCCGTGCAAACTTGGCTGAGATTCGCTCCGGAATCGAAATTTGGTCGGCAAGGCTTGCCGATGCGCAGGCGGCCGCAAACGGACGTGCTGGCATTGGCTGTTTGTCCGTCATTCCGCACTAGGTGAATCATGATCGGTTATGGCAAAGGTGTTGCCTTCAAGGGTGCTTCGATTGTCAATGAAGCATTGAAGGCTTTTCGTGTAAGTCGAGGCTCGGCGGACAGGGATGCCGCTGTCGATGGCGAAGAACTTGCCGTCCGCAGCAGAAACCTTGTCCAGAACAATACGTTTTCCAGCGCTCTCGTCAGTTCCGTCGATGTGAACGTGATCGGAAAGGGCATTCATGCACGCCCCGTTCCGAATGCCAAGCTTCTCGGCATTCCGGAAGAACGTGCGAACGAATTTCGTGAAAAGGTTCAGGGACTTTTCGACCTTTGGGCAGACAATAAGTCGTGCGACGACGAATACCGAAACGACTTCTATCAGCTGCAGAACCTCGGACTTAAAACCCAGCTGATCACCGGAAACCTTTTTGCACTTCCGAGAAACGATTTCTCCAATCCGTTTGGCCTCAAGGTCAAGCTCCTCGAAGGCGACCGTTGTCGCAATCCGTGGAATGTCCGCGACACGGACCGCCTTGCGATGGGCATCGAAACGGACGGTCACCGTGCGATTGCGTACTACTTCACAAAGAAACCGCCGTTCGGCATTGACGACTACTGTGCCGGATTTTACGATACTGTCCGAATCAGCATGTTCGACGCATTGCAGAACCAAGCGGTCGTTCATACGATGGTTTCCGACCGCACGGATCAGCGCCGCGGCATTCCGTATTTGGCTCCGATTATTTCTCAGCTGAAGCAGCAGGAACGCTACGAGGATGCGGAACTCTTGGCGGCTGTCGTTTCCGCCATGTTCACCGTGTTCATCACCTCGAACGATACTAGTTCGCAGGTGAATTTCGGCGGAAACATTGCCCCGCAACAGAAAGTTTCCAACGCTCCGAATACCGTTGAACTCGGTCCGGGCATGATTAACACTTTGGCGAATGGCGAAAAGATCGAGATCGCTGACCCGAAGCGTCCGAACGTGAACTACGAACCTTTCGTGAATTCCATCTTCAAGGAAGCGGCCGCAAGCCGTGGGCTTTCGGCGGAAGTAGTTCTCCGTCAGTTCAATTCGAGCTATAACGCCGTGCGTGCCGCCATTCTCGAAAGTCGAAAGACGTATGACAAGCTCCGCTATGATTTCGTCGCGGATTTCTGCCAGCCGATATTTGAAAAGTTCCTCACTACCTGCATTGCGACTGGTGTCATCGAGGCTCCTGGCTATTTCGACGATCCGATCAAGCGAATGCTTTGGAATTCTTGCGCATGGATTGGCGATTCCCATTTCATGCTCGATCCGACGAAGGAAACTGAAGCGATCATCAAGCAGCTCGACAACCAGCTGATCGACCGTGACACGGCTTGCCAGATGATTACCGGCATGGAATACAGCGTGATCGCGGAAAAGATTGCGGCTGCTCGCAAGATCCAGGCGAAGTTCGACCTTCCGGAACCGGGCACCGTGAACAAGACGGAAAGCGTGAGCGTTCAGAAGGAAGACGGTGCGACGGAAACTTCGACTTCTTCCGGCACGGACGAAAATTAAGATGAAACGCTTTCCCTTGTGCGATTTTACGCAGTGGTAACTTTTTGAAAAAGGTTTAGAAATGGGCAAATACTTTTCGAAAATCGTTCATAGCCGTTTGGCGATCCGCAAAGATGCTGCGGAAATGCTCGCCCAGTCTTCCGTTGACGGGAAGATCTGGCAGAAGCCGGATGGCGAATGGAACGTCAAGGCGAACGTGACTTATCGCCCGGACAATATTGCCGTGATCCACGTCGACGGTGCGCTTTCGTACCGTTCCGATTTTTGGGCGGCGATTTTCGGGAACGACACCTACAATTCCATTGAAGCCGCTTTCGACGAATGCTGTGGCAATCCGAATGTTCTCGGTATTGTTTTCGACATCGATTCTCCGGGCGGTGAAGTCAGCGGAGTTTCCGACCTTGCCGAAAAGATTTACAACGCCAGAGGATCGAAGCCTTACGGCATTGTCGCCCGCGCTGGCGGCATGATGTGCTCTGCCGCCTATTGGCTCGGATCGGCTTGTGAAAAGATATACACGGCCGCAGCCGGCACGCTCGGAAGTATCGGCGTTCTCTGTTCCTTCATGAAGCAGGACGATTCCGCGCTCGAAACGATCGTTTCGGACCTTTCGCCGAATAAGAACCCGAGCCCGGACAACGCCGAGGGACTTTCGCTCATCAAGAAGGAATTGAACGACCTTGCAAGCGTGTTTATCGCCGCTGTCGCAAAGCACCGTTCGACGGATTTCCAGACCGTCCTCACGGAATTCGGTCAGGGTGGCGTGTTCATCGGGCAGAAGGCTGTGGATGCGAAGCTTGCCGATGAAGTCCTATCCCTTGACGAAGTCTTTGAACAAATGAAACTCAACCATAACGGAGGCATTATGCCGAATACCCAAGCACAGGCGGAACATCCGATGGAAATTACCGCTGAAATGAAAGCCGCCGTCCTTGCCGAAGAACGTGAACGCATCAGTGGCATTGCCGCCGCGTTTGCGGGTCTTTCCATTGACGCCGCTGAACGTGAAAAGTTCGTTGCCGAAGGCAAGACCGTTGCGGAAGCGAAGGATTTCGCTTTTGACAAATGCAAGGCCGAACTTGAAGATGTAAAGAAGCAACTTGCCGAAAAAGACGAAAAGATCAAGGCTCTCGAAAACGCGAAGCCGGACAATTCTGCCGTCGAAAAGGTCAAGCAAATGCTTGAAAAGAATTCCGAAGCAAGCGCTTCCGTCGAAGGCGGCGCTCATGCAGAAGAAGAATCCGCAAAGAAGGATGCCGCCATTGAAGCTGCATTCCTTGCGGGCATGAACCAGGAATAAGGAAGGTACTCCAATGTCCACTAACACCCAAACTCATGACTTTTCTAATCTGGTCGCCGGAGGCCTTCCGACTTTCAAGGCTCTCGACGTGACTATTGCAGCCAACCAGACTGTCACCGTCGGCACAGTCCTCGCTTCCAACGGCATTTCTGCTGATGGCGAAACTTTCTCCGTCTGCAATTCCGCAAGCGAAACGGCAATCCAAAAGGTGCCTGTCTGTGTCGCTCTCGAAGCGGTTACGACTGGCGCAAGCGAAATGGCAACGATCAAGGCCGCCTTCATGGGCGAAATTGACGTCACGCTGAACGCTGGCGGCTCCGATACTCAGTACACTCACGTCGACGCACTCCGCGCCCGTGGTCTTTACATTCGAAACAAACAGGCCTAGGAGGTAACCAATGGCTCTCGATTTGACTAATGCGGTCTCTCTTTCCCGCATGGTAAACAAGGATCTTCCTACCCATACGTGGCTTTGGAATAAGTTCTTCAAGTCCGAAGAACATGACACAGCAACCATCGCTGTCGACATCGTTTCCGGTTCCAACCGTCTTGCTTCTTTCAAGCGTGTCGGTGCTGAATCCGACGCCGTCAACAGCGACAACTTCACCACGAAGCAGTTTGGCCCGAACCAGATCGGCGAAAAGATCCTTACCAAGGCTTTCGATTTTGCAAAGCGTGCCCCGGGTATGCAGCTTTCTTACGCTTCCGGCGAAAAGACGATCGAAGAACGTGTGGCTGAAAAGCTCGGCCGTGACCAGCGCAAGCTTATCAACCGCGTTTGGCGTGCGATCGAAAAGATGTGCGCTGACGCCCTTTTCACCGACACCGTGAACAACTACGATGCCAAGGGCAACCTCATCGAATCGTTCACGATGGGCGTCCCGTCCAGTCACAAGATCGTCAAGACTGGCAACGATCTTTGGACCGCTTCCACGGCAGACCCGTTCGAACAGCTTGCTGAATTCGAAGTCTTGGTCTCCCAGGACTCCGCTCTCGATGTGACCGATTACGTGCTCGGTAAGAATGCTGCAAAGGCTCTCCTCAAGAACGCCAATGCGATCGAAAAGCTCAAGATCAACCGTGGCACGTTCGGAGTCATCGACCCGAAGAAGCCGGAAGCAGGCGCAAAGTTCCTCGGTTACACCGCCGAAGGCGCAAACATCTGGTGGTGCACCGAAACTTACGAAAACTCTGCCGGCACCAAGACCGCCTATGTGCCGGACGACTACTGCCTTGCGATTTCCAAGGACATCGAAGCGACCGTCCACTTCGGCCTCATCGACGATCCAAAGGCTTGCAAGGGCGGCTTCGTCGGCCAGATCTTCTCCAAGACCTGGGAAGATGAAGATGTCGGCGACTGGCTCAAGGTCGCTTCCGCTCCGCTTGCAATCATCACGCAGCCGGAAGCTCTCGTGTACGCCAAGGTCGTGTAGCTGTCATGAGCTTGCGTGACGACATGATGAATGATCTTGCCGATTCGTTTTTGAATACGGACGAATTCGGCGAGGTCGTCACCTTGACTCGTGGTGGAAACACCTACGAGATGCAAGGGCTTTATGATTCGCCAGCTGTGAGCTCGGACGTTATCGATATTGATTCCATAGCGCACTCGTGCCGCTTGATTGTGCGTGCTTCGGATCTTCCCGATTCGAAGCCGCGCAAAGGCGACACGTTTGCTTTGGCTTCAAACCAATTCCATACAGCTTTGAATCTGGAAGTTCGTGATTTCGTCTTCGAAAAGGACGGGACCGTGATTTTCCAGTTGCGGGAGATCGCATAAATGGCCCGATATTTGGATTGCATCAAGAACTATCGGAACGCCCTTGTGAATCAGATCAAGACCGCAAATATTGACGGCATCGGCGATGCCGTTTTTCCTTTCCGCGTCCAGAAATCGTTCCCGGAAGAACGCAGTTATGTGGTCGTGGATTATGACAGAGCAGATTTTTCTGTTCTGAATATTGCCCCGAAATCCTACATGATGAGGGCGTCCGTCAAAATCGGAATTTATACCCGTGGATATTTGACGGGAGAATCCGAGAATCCAAGTTTTTCGACCGTTGCCGCTCTTGCCGACTACCTGGACGATTTGGTTCAGGCTGTTCTCGAAGTGGTCGAGCCGTGCAACAAACGCGTCGGTCCGTTCAGCGGTACCGTGAAAAATTGTGACCTTGCGGGAATCCAGTACGGAGTTTCCGACGATTCGGAAGCGACCCGTGCAGGTGCCTTGATAACTCTTTCTGTGTCCGGAGAAGTCGAGATCCCGCTCTATAATAATCTCGAAACGTTCACCCGTGCGACGAGCACGATCCGTGCGGATGAAGGCGACGGAAACGTTCAGGAATTCGAAACGGAGATTCCTCAAGAAGAATGATGAAACGATTCCCGATGTTTTTGCGCCCTACAACGTACATTCCACTATTGGAAAAAGTCGCTGAAAAAAAGATTGATCCAACACAAAACAAAAGAAGGTAACAAATGACTTTCAACGAAATTCCTTCTAAAAACCTTGTGCCTCTTTTCATGACCGAAATCAGCAATGTGAATGCGGTCAAGGGTGGCGCAATGCCGCAGAAGAACATCCTTGTCGGTCAAGCTTTGGACGGCAACTCCGAATTCATCGGCACGCCGGTTCAGGTGCGATCCGCTACCCAGGCAGACGCCGCTTTCGGTCAGGGCTCCCAGCTCGCATTGATGTGCCGTGCGTTCCTGAAGAACTCCAAGAACTCCGATCTTTGGGCGTTGGCTGTCGCTGACGACCAGACGAATGGGGCGAAGGCTTCCGGCACAATTACGGCTGCCGTCACGGGCGTTCTTGAATCGACTGGTACGCTTTACTTGATGATCGGTGGCCAAGCTGTGAACGTCACTTGCCGTGCTGGCAATACGGCGGCAAACGTCGCAAGCGCTATCGCTGAACGAATCAACGCTCTCGGCAATTTGCCTGTCGTCGCCACGGTTGCAGATGCAGTCGTGACGGTCACCGCAAAGAACGCTGGTGCATTCGGAAACGGAATCGACATCCGTTATAACCATAACCAGGGCGAAGAACTTCCGGAAGGTCTTTCTGTAACGATTTCTGCCATGGCGAATGGTGCAGGCGATGCGAGCTACGAAGATGCGGGTCTTGCCGAAATCCTCGCAGGGACGTGGTACAACTCTTTCGTGATCGGTTCTTCCGATGCGACGAATGTCGCCTACTTCAAGGACATCCTTGATGAACGCTGGACCGCAACCGTCCAGCAGACGGCAGCGCTTTTCGTTTCGCAGAACGCTCTCACGACGAAATCCGGATTGCAGGCTTTTGGCAATGCGCAGAATGCGCAGGTTATTTTCACTCCTGGCATTCCGAAGACTCCGACTCCGGGCTTCGAAGTCGCCTCGGCCACTCTCGGCGTAATCGCTCCGCTTTCCCTTAAGGATCCTGCCGCTCCGCTTGCAAATGTTGTCGTGAAGGGAATTGTCGCTCCGCGCTATGAAGACAAGATCGGTCTTGCAGATGGCAACGATCTTTTGCGTGCTGGTGTCGGTCTTTTGAAGTCCGACGATGCTGGCAACGTGATTCTCGGCCGTTGCGTGACTACATATAAACGCACGGCGGCGGGCGCAGAAGATACTTCCTACCAACAGCTTGAAGTCATTTATACCCTTGCATACCTTCGCTGGTATTGGAATAACCACATTGCGATCAAGTTCCCGCGTGCAAAGCTTGCCGACGACGGCAACGTTTTTGGCCCGGAAGCTGGCGTGATCGTGACTCCGACGGACATCAAGGCGGAACTTCTCGAATGCTACGACTACTGGTACCGCAGGGGTCTTGTCCAGAACAAGGAAGAATTCGAAGCCAACTGTTACGTTGTCCGCGATCCGGACGATGATAACGCTGTTCAAATCTATATCCCGGCTGATTTGGTCGACCAGCTCTTTGTCGGCAAGTCCTTGCTGGCTTTTAAGTGAGGTGAAACATGGAAGATGTAGGCGGAAAGTCTCAACTCTTTGTGAACGGCGTCCAGTATAAGCTGAAGGCGAATCCGACAATCACTCCGGGCGGCGAATCCCGCTCCGTGATTATCGGCGTCGATGGCGTTATGCATGGCACCAAGGTCGATGCGACGCAGCCAGGCGTGATTTCCGGTGTGATCACAGACGCAAGCGATCTCGACATTCGTGAACTCAAGCAGCTCAAGAATGCGACCGTGAAGGTGATCAAGGCTAATGGAAAGAATGCCGTTCTGAACAACGCCTGCTTCAGCGGTACGGCTGAACTGAGCGGTGACGAAGGCGAAATCGCATTCGAATTCCAGGGTTCTCCTGTAAAGGAAATCTAGGTCCTAAAAGAAGGGCGTTCCCGACGTTTCATGCAGGTTTCTTAGGGAGCGCTCTTTTTTTTTATCCGCATTTTTGCACCTGGAACAAAGACTTGTGTTGCCATTGAGTCACAAGTGCCCGTTCGAATCGGGAATGCGGCTTACAAAGTCATAAAAAAGGAGTAAAAATTTATGGCGGAATACAGACTCAAACGCCCGATCAAGAACGTCAAAGGCGAAGAAATCACCGCTGTCAAGATCAAGGAAGGCTTCAGCGGTGCGGACCTTGAAATCATGGGAAACGCTTCCGAAAAGGGCGAGGGCACGATGCTCATTACGATCGCTTCTCAGGTGGTGGAAGATTTCTCTCCGACGTATATCCGTGCGATGGATGCCCGTGATGTGAAGGCGCTTGCGGAAATCGGCAGAAGTTTTTTAGACGATGGCAAGGACTGAATCGGGTCGAATGCCTTGCTGCGCTTGCCGGAATTTTCCATTGGTCCTATGACCAGGTGATGGATTTGACTCCGGAGCGGTTGAAGTTCTCTCTCGCGGCCCTTGAACAATTTGCACGTTGGAAAAAGTGATGAAAGCTCTAGAGTATCTGCTCAATTTCAAAACAAACAAGGCTTCGATCAATGATGCGAATGGTTCCGTCAAGACGCTGAAAGAATCCGTTCTCGGCGTCGGTTCGGCAATCAATTCGGTCCGTTCCGATCTTTCGAAGTTCGCAAGTTCGCAGAAATGGGCGAACATCGCAAGCCTTTCTTCCAACGTTTTCAGCAGTATCGGGAACATTGCGTCTTCTGTCAAGAAGGCGTTTTCTACGTCGTTCGATTTCGTTGCGGATATTGCCGCAAGCGGCGACAAGATTTCGAAAACGGCCCGCCTTGTGGGCCTTTCCGTAAAGGACTATCAAGGATTCCAGTTTGCGGCTGAACGTTCCGGGCTTTCACTCGAAACGCTCGATTCCGCCTTGAAGAAGTTCAACGTGACTCTCGGCAAGGCGAAAAGCGGCGACGCTACGGCCGGAAAGTATTTTGATGCGCTTCTTCCAAAAGACATTTCTGAGTACGAGAGCAGCAAGGATGTGATTCTCGACATCGCGAACGCGTACAAGAAGCTCTCTGCAGAAGAACGCGCGATGGTCTCGCAGGACGTTTTCGGGCGTTCCGGCTTGCAGATGGCGGAACTTTTCGCTGGCGGTGCGGCTGGAATCCAGGATCTTCTGGACCAGTTCGATTCCCTTGGCGGAGGGTTTTCCGAAGAAGCCGCAAAACAGGCTGAAAAGTTCGACGATGATCTTTTGGATATGCAGAAAACGTTCGGTTCGATGAAGATCCTTTTGGGATCTTCTTTGATTCCGCTTTTTTCGAAACTTTTCAAGACGATCACTGATTATTTTGTACAAAACAAAGATTCCATTCAAAAGAGCGTTTCGGGCTTTGCCGAAACTTTGATAAATGGGATTCAGGCGATCATTCCGCGTATTCCGGAAATCCTTTCCGGGCTTCAGCGCATGTTTGAAATTGTCGGCGACATCGTCGAATTTGTCGGTCCTATCAAGAGCCTTTTTGCAGTCGGAATTCTCGGTTCTCTCGGTTCGATCGTTCCGCTCGTGACTTCTCTCGTCGGATTGATCGGAGGCCCTGCCGTTGCGGCGATCGGCGCCGTCGCTGTCGGTCTTGCCGCCTGGGGTACTGTCTTCAATTCGATCTACAAGAACTGGGACATGATGGTTTCGAGCTTCCATGATTTCGAGAACTGGCTCCGTGGAACGAAGCTCGGAAAGCTGATGGATTTTATTTCCGGAAGCAAGGTGGATTTCGATTCGGCGACCGCCGAGACGGATGCCGCAATGGCGGCGTTGAAACCTACGATGAAGATTCCGGGAGCTGTAAAGTCCGTATCCTCTTCGACTACCACGACGAGCCGCTTTGCGGTGGACTTCAACAACACCCCGCCGGGCGTGACGGTGACCGCTCCGGAGGCGGGCGACTTCGATTATTCCGTCGGTTATACTCTCGGAGGGATCTAGATGGCTTTTTCCGATACTTTGCACAAGGTAACGATTCAAACGTCCGCGGGCACCGTTGAATGCGTCGGCGGATCTTACGCCGGAGTTTCTTTTTTCGTTCAGGAAACGACGAAATCGGGCGGGCGCAACGTGGTGTCTACGGCGCTCCCGTCGAGCGACGAGCATGTGAACGAGGACCTTGGCGAACGTGTGCCATCGTACACTTTCAACTGGTATCTTCTCGGCGACGATGCCGAAGTCCAGTGGCAGAAACTCGAAGCGGCATTCCTGAAGCGCGGGGCATTCGAGCTTGTTCATCCGGAATACGGGAAATTTCAAGCGCGTTGCACGAACTATTCTTCCGGAATGCGCTCGAACGAATCCGGCTACAAATCGGGATCTGCAACTTTTGTCCCGGAATCCGATGCAAAGCCTTCTTCATTCAGCACTGTCGATGTGCATGGCGTCGGAATGGAAATGGCGAACAATTCCGCAGCCGATTCCGCATCGAGCTTCAAGAGCCGCTTTTCCGTTATCGGCAAGGCGAAATCTGTTGTTGACAGCTGCGTGGATGCGACCGTGACCGTTCTCGACGTGATCGAGGGCGCCCGCCAGAGCGTCCGCGACGTGAACGCTTTTGTTTCCCAGCTTTCGCAGATCCGTGACAATATCGGGCTTATCCTTTTGACGCCTTCGGACTTCATCGACCGAATCGAAAGCCTCGTGATGATGACGAAGGAAACGTTCGACTTTTCGGACGAAGCCTTTACCGACTACGTGAACGAAAGTCTCGTGATGATGGACGAGATCGAGATCGAGGAAGCCGTGGACGTTTCGAGCACGCTCTCTTCCGAAATCCAGCGGGCATCCCTGATGTTTGCAGCCGTGATGGCTGCGCGCTCCGCCATGAATGCGACATACGAAAGCGCTGACGAAGTTCATGCGATGCGCGAAAAGATTTCGACAGTATTCGAAAATGCGATGGGAAAGGTCACGGAACAGAGCGATTACATGGCGCTTGCAAACCTTGCCGCCGTTGTGGACCAGTATTTGCGCGAGATCGTCGCGAACCTTGCCGTGATCGTGGATTACCCGCTTGCGACGACTAGGGATGCATTAAGCGTGTGTTACGACTGCTATGGATCGCTCGACCGCTTTCAGGATCTTCTGAACCGGAACTCGATTTTTGACCCGATGACGATCACCCGTGAATCCGTGAAGGTGCTTTCCAAATGATCGAAGTCTTTGCGAACGGGAAACTTTTCAAATATTGGACGGACGCAAACGTGAGCCGTTCCCTTTCGAACATTGCGGCAGGTTTCAGCCTGACTTTGACGACATCCGACACGTCGGGCGGACGTGTGCAATTATGGCCAGGAGACGCCGTTAAAATTCGCGTGGACGGCATCGACGTTCTCGACGGTTACGTGAACAGGGTTTCTCCGTCGTTTTCCGGAAGCCAGCATTCGCTTCTCGTTCAAGGTTTCGAAAAGACGTGCGACCTGGTGGACTGTTGCGTTGAAAGCCCTGTGGAATGGGCGAACAAGACGCTTGACCGCATCGTTTCCGATATTGTCGGGAAGTTTGGGTTGAATTTTTACAATCCGGAAAATGTGGACGTCGGGGCCGCTTTCGAAAGTTTCGCTGTCGATCCCGGAACAAAGGCGCTCGATGCGATTGGAAAGATCTGCAAGGAGCGTGGAATATTGCCGTGCTCCAACGGCCTTGGAAAAGTTTACCTTCTGCAGCCGTCTTCCGCAAAGCGTGGCCCAGAACTTGTGCAGGGGAAGAACCTGATTTCAAGCTCTGCGGAATATTCCCTTTCGAGCCGATACAGCGACTATTTCGTTTACGGCACGGGGAAGGCGAAAAAACGCGTGGAATCGGCCGCAAAGGATTCGGACGTAAAAAGATACCGTCCGCTTGTGATCGTGGACGCAAACGCCGTTTGCAAGGAAAATACGGACGCCCGTGCGGATTGGGAATGCTCGACCCGCAAGGCGAAATCCTTGCAGCTCAAATGCTCCGTCAAGGGATGGATGCGTGATGTTTCTAACCTCTGGGAACCGGGCCTGATCGTTTCCGTGACGGCTCCGGATCTTTTCATTGACGAGCCTGTGGACTTGCTCGTTTCCGCCGTGAACTATTCGTTCGGCACGGGCGGTTCATTGACGAATTTGACGCTTGTCCAGGAAGGATGTTTTGCCCCGCAGCCGGAAATCAAGAAAAATCCGGTGAAGAAAGTCAAGACTCCGAGAAAGGACGCCTATGCGGCGATCGCAAAGAAGGTACACGGATGATCGAGATGATTGAAAAAGTCGTGCAGAAGTTGCGCCTGCTCGTCGGGCGCTGTGACGTGCAGTCCACGAAGTACAAGGACGGTCAGCTGACAGCTGACGTGGAACTGATTGCGGGCGAAAAACGGAGAAACGTAGAATTCCTACAGAACTACGGCTTTTCTTCACGTCCGAAGGGGAATGTTTCCGGCGTCGCCGTGTTCATTGGCGGAAGCCGCGAGAACGGGGCCGTGATCGCCACGAATGGCGACGACATGGCGCCGAAACTCGAAGAAGGCGAAGTGATGGTGCATTCGCCTTTCGGCCAGAGCATCTATTTGAAAAAAGACGGTAATATCGAAATTTCTGCAAGTTCCACGGGCCAGGTAATCGTGAACAATGACATAGTTTGCAAACGTGAAGTCTATGCGATGGCGATGACCGAGGCCACGAAGGTTTCTCTCTCGAAGCACATCCATGCGACGAACATGGGTTCGACCGCCGTGCCGACTGTCGGCTCCTAAAAAGATGTAACTCTTTCCATTTGCCGCCGAGGTTCTAAAGGTACTTTGGCGGTGATGGACTTGACGCTTAAACAGACTTCGAACGGGTCGTTCGACCTAGACTTTGACGGCGACGATCTGAAGACGGACAATTCGCTCCGCAATGCTGTTGCGATTTCCATCGGCACGTATGCGCGCGACCGCAAGACGCCGCAGAACAAGATTATCGTCGGTCCTGTGATTACAGGCTGGTGGGGTGACGCTTTGGATGCAGAAGGCACTCTTGGCGGCTATCTCTACGAGGCTTTTCCGGGCAAGAGTTCGGAAGAAGTCGTTTCCGATGTCGAAGGCCTTGTTCTCGAAGCTCTTGAATGGATGAAAAATGACGGCATTGCCGCCGATGTCAAGGCGTCCGCTTCTGCTTCCGACGGGATTCTGAACATTTCCGTGGAGATTTTCGAGCCTGACGGAAAGAGCGAAGATTACGCATTCGAAATCAACTGGAGAGCGACCGATGAGCTTCTATAGCCTTTCCGAACTTGTGCGCTACATGGAAAGCGCTTTTGCATTGAAATTCTATTCCGGTGCCGCCGTGCTCCGTAAGGGCGTTTTGAAGGTCCTTGCGACCGTTTTCGGCGGAGCCCTGTATTTGCTTTCTGTCGTGGCAAAAAGAATCTGGAAGAACCGTTTCGTGACGACCTGCGACGTGCAGGCGCTTGACGGATTCGGGGCCGAATACGGGATCCCGCACAAGGCTGCGACATTTGCGCGTGGATATGTGACGGTGACTCTTGAAGACGGTGTTTCCAGTGCGACAATCCCTGCCGACACTTACTTCATTGACAGTGTTTCCGGCAAGGAATTCAGGACGCTTGCTCCGTCCACGATTACGGCTTCCGCCTTGACGGTACTCGTGATCGCCTCCGATGCCGGATCCGATTCAAATTTGGATGCGGACACGGAACTTTCTTTCCGCGACGCCACTCCGACCGGTCTTGAAGATACGGCTGTCGTCGATGATGATGGTATCAAGGGCGGCTATTCTGTCGAAGTCTATGTCGATGGCGAAACTCAGGAATGGGGTGAAACGGCTGACGAATATCGTACTCGGCTTTTAAATAGAATCCAGAATCCGCCGCAGGGCGGATCCGAGAACGATTACAAGCAATGGGCGGAACGTTTTTCGTTCGTCAGCGATTCGTACATCAAGAGTGGTGAACCTAGAGCCAACTGTGTGGCTGTAGCTCTTGCGAATTACAACGCGGACGTGACGCTGAACGCTGACGAAGTTTCTCAGGTCGAGGAATACATTCTTTCAGATTCCCGCCGCCCGATCACGGCGGATGTCCGTGTCTTTAGCGTGACTCCTGTGTCGTTTACGATAACGGCAGCGGTCACGCCTTCCACGACTTCCGTAAAGCAGAGCGTTTCCTTGGCCGTCCAGAATTTTTTGAAAGATCTCGGTCCTGGCGCTTCGGCTTCTTTTGAAGCTTGCCGCGTTTACGTTCTGTCGAATTCGCTTGCCGACACTTTCACGATTTCTTATGTCACGCGTGACTACATCGCGGTTTCGAGTTTTGAAACGGATTTCGATGTTTCGAACGAACTTGCCGAGGTCGGCACGTCCACGGTCAATTTCACGAGCGCTGAATAATGTTTACCGTTTCTTCGACATTTTTCCGCGTCGGTTCCGGGTGCACCGTGACCGTTTTCGGCGGAGTTTTTACGCCGAATTGCAAGGCTGTGATCGGCGGTGTCGAATATGCCCCGCTCGATGTTGGCGAAGATTTTTTCTCTTTTGCCGCTCCAGGATCGGTTGGCAGCTATTCGTTCACGATCACGGATGGAGTGACATCGACTCCGACGCTTTCCCTCAAGGTCGTCCAGCTTTCTGATGTAAACGTTTGGAAATTGCCGAAACGTGGCGAATCCGAAATGTTGCATTTTGTGCTTGGGCTTTTGCCGCGTGGGTTTGGCTGGCACATTGTGCCTGGAATGAATTTTCACAAGCTCTTTTCGGCTCTTGCTCTCGGGATTCTGAAGATTTACGACAAGCTTTGTGATCTCGTTTCGCAAATGTCGCCGCTGACGACTTCCGATTTCGCGCGGTGGGAATACGAGCTCGGACTTCCGAAGAAAGGGCTTGAGCAGTCGACGAATGAAGGACGTTTGCGAGAGATTTTCCGCATCGCCCGCCAGCGTGGTGGGTGTTCCATTGTGCATTTTCGGCAGCTTCTAAACCTGTACGGATCGACTTACGAAATCTATGAGTATTGGAAGGACCCTGGGGAATTCCCTTCTTGGGTCGAAGATCTTGGCGACGGAAAATATTTCTGCGTCTTGGTAAAGCTTAAACTTGTGAACTTGACCTATTTCCGCACGGGTATCGGTCGGTGCGGTGACCGTTTGACTGACTTCGGCGACAAGGTTCTTGAGGAAATCCTTGAGACAGACAAGCAGGCTCACGTTCGATTCATTTGTACGTACACGGAGTAACTTATGCACAGAATTGATTCTGATGGATCTGTCAATAATCAGTTTGTCGATGGCGATGCATCGACGGGAACTGCTGGCACCGTTGTCGACGCCGCGTTCATGAACAGCGTGCAGGAAGAGCTTGCCGGGATTGTTGAAGGTTTCGGCAATACGCTTTCTTCTGTAAACAACGCCCAGATCTGGAACATCTTGCAGCTTCTCGGCATTCGCCCGCAGAACGTAACCGAAAATAGTTATGCGGTTCCGAGCACTTGGCGCGGTTCTACGCTTCTTTTTATTCCTCCGTCGGATTTTGCGGTAACATCTTATTTCCGCAGTACGGGTGTGATCGTTTTTGTCGTTCCGAAATGGGAATCCAATTCTCCGGATTCTATCTCTTTCGTTTACGGAAATTCGACTGTTGAAATTCCTCGTGGAAGCGCCTTGGTTGCGATTGCAACAGATACGCAGTTTGCGTGGTACAAGAGATTTTTGGTTCTCGATTCCGACAACCGTGCGGTTGTGCCGTACTTGACTGTCGGCGAAATCAATTCCATCGCATTGACGGCGACTTCTTTCTTCAAAAGTGCCGCCTATACGGAATTGACTTGGACGGCTGTAGGTGCGAAATCGGTTGCGTCGTTCAGCGTTCCGGCTGGCATGATTTGCGAGCTCCATGTTCGCCACGACATGACGTTCAACACTACCGGGAACGAAACAGCGATCACTACCCTGTACGATTCCAACGGCGGCGGAGATGTCGTCTATTGGGATGTCGTTTCGGGCGGTGGATCTTATGCGGAACAGACGCTCGTCGTGAAGAATTCGGATTCCGCGGCAAAGTCTTTTTCGCTTGTTCAGCAGTTCTCGATGGCTTCGATGACTTCGATGACCGATAAAATTACTTGGCGCGGTACATTCCGTTGCCTCTAGGGTATTGAATGAGCCAGACAGCTGAAGAAAAATTCCAGGCTGAACTTGCGGCGAACCTGAAGGAAGCCGGTCAGAAGAACATGCTTCTGACGGAGAATACCGAAACGGCACGTGACCAGGCGATGCAGAACGTCGCAGAGGCTTTCACTGAACCGCTGAAGGAATTCATCGACTCGGAAAGCTCGCTTGCGGCTGCCGGCGTAAAATCTACGGACGGTACGGTCGCTGTGACCGAAGGGACTGATTCGGAAGGCAAACCTTTTGTGGATCTTTCCATTCAGAACGAAATTGACCGTGCCACTGCCGCCGAACAGGCGAACGCACAGGCGGTGCAGGACAACGTGCTCCGGATCGCTTCGGGCGGTTCGGGCGAGATGATCTTCTACAGGGGGACTCTCCTGTGAGACAAAAGATGAAACATACGGAGGAAGCGGATGGCTGACCCGACATACAAGGACCTGTCGCAGATTCGCGACACGACGAACAACGTAATCTACAGGATCAAGGCAAAGGCGCTCCAGGACGCAATCGCGATCGCGCTTACCGGCGACGTATCCGGAAGCGCAAGCTCCGACCTTTCCTCCGACATCACGATCTCCGTGACGATCGGGAACAAGAAGGTCACGCACGCCATGATCGGCGACGGCGCCGTGCAGGATGGAAACATCCTCGACGGCACCATCACGCTGGGCAAGCTCGCCGCGTCGGTCTTCGGCAATTCCGACCCGTCGAGCGACAACGACGGCCACATAGTCACCCACGCCCAGCTCGTGAGCTACGTCGCGCGTCTCCTCCAGGGGTACGGGCAGAACTACGGCGTCATGACCGTGGCGTCCATCAACGCGATGACCCTCGACAACCTGCACAACGGCGACCTCGTGATTGTCGGCGGCATCTCCGAAGCCGCCCCTGCCAACGTGATCACGCTCGGCAACCTCACCGTGCGCAACGGCGAGAACCTGATCTTCCACAAGACGGGCACTGGCGCCAGCACGACCGGCGTGTGGCAGAGCGTTGACGGCGAGTTCAAGCTCATCCAGACGGCGACGGACACGGACAACGCCTCCGGCTCCGGCAAAGGCGGCACGCTCCGCACCCTGGTGCGCCTCCAGCAGGACGCCAACGGCGACGTGACCGCCACCTTCTCGGACATCCAGTCGGCATCGACATCGCAGAAGGGCGTGGTGCAGCTCTCGGACGCCGTGAACTCCACGGACACGGACAAGGCCGCGACCGCGAACGCCGTCAAGACCGTCTACGACCTCGCCTCGACGAAGATCACGAAGTTGTCTGGCGCCACGGAAGGGAACATTCCCGTCTTCGACGCCAATGGCGAAGTCGTCGATTCCGGGACGAGGCCTTCCGACTTCGAACCGACTTCCGACGCGAACGAGGTGATCGCCGCGGCGCTCAACGAGATCAACGCACGCCTCGAATCCGTCGAGGACAGGGAGAATTTCGGCGACCTTGTCGCCGAGACCGTGAGCATGCAGGAATTCCCGCTGGTGGGCGGCAAGAGCATGG